ATCTTCTAAAGATAATCCAGAGTATGATTTTATAATAGAAAATAATTGTTGTATTTTTGGATTTTCTATTTCATCTTCAGATTTAGGAAAAATAGTAAAAGCCTCATCTAACACCTCACTTACTAATGATTCAAGCAAAGAAATATCATGTTCATTATTCATGTCAGGATATCCCTTAGGAAACTTATAGGAAATATCATTTAAAAATTTTTCAAATATATTCATATTAAGCTGGTAATTCTTCTGGTACTTCTTCTGTTGGAGTTGCTTCTGCTGGTGGTGTTTCTTCTCCACCTACTGGTGTTTCAGGTACAGTTTCATCTGCTGGTGTTTCGCCTCCTATTGGTACTGTATTAGTTGGGGCTTCTTTATCTGGTTCTGAACCTCCACCATACATTAATATACGAGATATAGATTCAGCAGCACGTTCTTCTTCAGCTATATTTAGTAAATAATATTTTTTACCTTCTACTTGAGCTATCCAAGAACGTTCAGTATATATTAAATAAAAATATTGTCCGTTAGCTAATAATATTTTAAATGTTGTAGGGCGAGGAGCTACCCAATATATATCTGAAATAAAATCTTCATATTGTTTTGTCAGAAGATTAATAACTACATGTTTTAATGTAGGAAACTTAGTTAAAATAGGAAATAATTCTTTATCTAACTGAACATCGTCAGGTGAAACACCTAAAGTATCTTCCTCTGTGTCTAATGTATCATTTTTAATTTTAGATGCATAGACACGTTTAGCTATAGTTTCAATTTTATTTTTAAGTTCCTCTTTTGTTGCCATAATTATTTGTCTAAGCTATATAAATCTTCATCAACACCTGATTTAACAGATTGATATTTTAAGTATTGAGTAACTGAGTTTAAGTAGTCAGCGGCTTTAGTTATTTTACTTTGAACCCATCCTTCTAGTTGAGTATCATCATCTAACATCTGGAATAACTCCTCAGCATTTTCAATGATACGATATAATTCAGATTTAGCCATTTCACCTTCGTAATCAGCTTCTTCTTTTAATTCAACTCCACGTCCTTTTAAAATATCAGCTTTAGTTACTTTACCATCACCTGTTAAATCAGGAAAGCTTTTTTTCTCATCAACTGGAGGTGTGGCTAATTTTTTCTTAATGATTTCTTTTAATTTTTCTTCGTTGCTCATTTTGACTTGTTTTTTAGCTATATTCATTGCTCTGCCACGTAAAACATCTTCAGCGTCTGCTCCGTATCTTGAAACAGCTTTCTTACCAGCTGACTTTTTCATCGCTTGATAAATATCTTCTGCTCGATCTAAAATAGCTTGAGTTGCTTTAGATGCTTCCTCAGTCATATTACCTTTTTCAGAAGCATATAATGCTCTCATATAGGCTTTAGCTTTACCTATTGAACTAGAACAGCCTTTTTTCTCGCCTGTTTCTTTATTATAGATACATTTTCCTTTTCTTTCGTATGGCATGACTATAAATATAAAAAGTAAGGGGCTTCCGCCCCTTAACTTATCAATAATTTTGTAAATTACTTCTCTGCTCTGTCCTCAGCGATAGAAGCTTTACGGTAGTCGCTTACAGCTTTCTTAATTTCGCTAAGTGCTTTACGTGCACGACCATGAGCGGCTTTGCTTTTCTTAGAATGGTTAACTGTAAAAGTTTCCCATAAACCGTTCAAATTTTCAAATAACTCTTGAGTGTTCATAGATTTTATTTATTTATTTAGTTAATATAAAATTACATCTGCTCTCCGGTTCCTGGGATTTGAGTCTTCAAGAAGAATAAAGCAGTGTTTCCGATTTGTCTTATTAGTTTACTTTTATTTTCGTTGTCTGGTAATTGTTTAGCAGCGTCTAAAGCCATTTGCAGGCCTTTACCTACTTGTTTTTCTATTGAATCACTACCAGCCATATCTGGTTCAATATCCATTGCTGGTTCTTCTACTGGTGCTTCTTCAGCGGCAGGTTCATCAGCAGGCATATCAATGTCAATATCAATATCTTCAGATTTTTTAGCTTTTTTCTTTTCAGAAACAAACTCTTCTCTGATTATAGTTTCTATTAGTGATTTTAGTTTAGTAGTTTTCATTTAAATGTTTATTATAAATATATGATTTTTGATCAAGAATGTGAAGTACCACGCTCTTTTTTAATACGTTTAGCAATAACTTCTTTTATTTTATCTTTAAAAGTATTTTTAGCATTAGGATCATAATCTGGGTTTTCAGCATTCCACTGAGCTAATTTTTTATCTAAAAATGTTTGAATTGGCTCTTCTTTACCTTCATTTGGGTTAACAAATAATGGTCGTTCAGCCCACATATCAAGAATTTTATCTATTTTACCTTGTTCAATACCTGCTTGACCTAAAATTTGTTCTAAGTCTTTGAAAGTTTTATAATTTAGTTGTTTAGAGGCTACTCTTTTCATTACATCTGGACCGACAGTATCAGCTGCTTTTTCAATGTCCGCAGGGGTTACCTCTTTAAGTTTGTATTTAAACGCCATGTTAGTTTAAGTTTTTTAGTTTGTAAATAGTTGATTTAATCAATTCAGTTATAGTATCCAATTGATTTTGTATATAAGTGTCTTCAATTGAATTAAATGTTTGATCTACCGCACTACATAACTGTTCTAGATAAGCTATTGTTTGACCATTGCCTTTATATTCAACTAATTTATAATTAGAATAACCTGTCACTATACCATTTTTACCTTGATATGATTCTACTAGTCCGTCAATTAAAGGTACAATACCTTCATAATATAATTGTAAAGCAGTATGTTCAGCAAACGATGTTGTTTGCCAGTGAAAGATATGAGTTTGAGTTCTTGAGTGAAGTAAATATGATATTAATGTAGCAAATTCCATTTTAATTCTTTTTATTATTTAAATAATTACTTAATAGATTACCTATAGCACCTATTTTCTGGCGTATAAATATCCATTCATCTTTAGTTATTTTATGTTTACGCTCAGTGTAATATATTCCCATTACACCTATAATTCTACCATCTAAATCAGTTAGTGTTAATAGATAAACAGATTTATAAGTATGATTAGGACAAAATGATTCTAACCCTAAATCAGCACTCATAGTTATTGTATCTTCAACAGCTATCTCTCCTTTCTCATATAATAAAGCTAAAGGTTTGCTAAATAAGGACGCTGGAATATTTTGAAAAATACCTTTTATTGATGGGGCATCTGGAGTAGTTACCTCATAGAATATAGAAAATTTTTGAATAGATTTACCTGTAGGGTAAAAATGTCCACCATTGTGGAATTGAGCTATATAGATTTGATTACAATCTAGCTCATTTAACATAGCATCAAGTTGTTGTTCAATAACTTCGTTATGTTGTATAGCATCTCCTAATGGGTCCTTAGGTTTATTTTCTCTTCTTTTTTTAACCCATTCAACTATAGCGGGACCAACTACAGATGTAATAATAGCTATCACAATAGGTACTAATAATTCCATAATCATTTTTTTAAGCTTTGTAAGTATTTAATAGTTTCTTCTTTACTTTCCAATAACTTTTTCTTTGAGGAACCTACCCAACGCTCTACATCACCAGCTTCAGTGATAAAAGACTCATTAGATGTATTTATTTCTTCATCAATCCAAATATTAAATTCATGTATTATTCCATCAATATCAGAATTAGTGACAAATTTTTCGTATTCTTCTAATAATCCTTTCTTTCTAAGATCAACTTCAAAATCTACTTGACAATTAAAACATCTTTTATATTGTAAATAAAATAACTTATCATTTTGATTTTTCATTAATCCACTACAACAAGGGCAGAATAAAGGCAAGTGAATAGACTCCTTAGCGGAGTCTAATCTTGTTATATTCTGTTTAATACCATTTTTTATTGTCCATTGTCGACCATCTTCTTCCCAAACATCTCCTTCTTCATGAAATTCTTTTTGTTTGGTGTAACCTGTACCTACAGTTGTTTTTTCACCGTACTTACCTTGTACTAAGTTACGTAAACGTTGAACATCTTTTTCCTTAAAATCTTTTTTTAAAACATTATCTGCCATAACTTACATTGCTTCTTTTTCTGATAACTTAAATCCTATACCAGCGTTATCTAGTACAGTTTTAATAATCTTTTTAGTTAAATCTTTTGTTGGGTTGTCTTTTTGTGGAAAAACAAGTGAATTACCTTTAGCGATATATGATAATAACTGTGGTTTAGATGAAAATTGTTTAATAAAATCATCTATAGCTTGTTTAGTTTTAGGTGGAAATGGAACACCTCTTTGTTTTTCTAAAGCTTTCTTTTTAGCTGGGATGTTAGGACCAAAATGATCTTCTACTGCTTTATTAATAGTGGCTTTATTGGTAGCTGTGTTACGAATATTAGAAGCATACATACCATAATTAGATATATCTTCTAATGCTTTTATAGTATCATCTACTGAACCTTCAGGTGTTAATACTAAGTCATATGATACTTTACCTAAAGAAAAGTTACCATCTTCCTCACCATCATTTTCCATCAGTTTTACTAAACTGTATTTACTCATATTATTTTATTTTAAATATCATTATATCTTCTTCGGAGCGTATTTTAGTTAGCTTATCGATATATTTATTTCTAACTACTTTATTAATTATATTTTTTTCTTTATTAGGTTCATTATCTAAATAAATTTTAATTCTGTTGTCCCCATCACTACTAATAGAAGCATATTTTGCACCTGCTTCTTCAACATCTTTTTTAAAATCATTTATAATAGATTCTTTTAATACTCTAGAAATTTCTTCTTTAATGATTTGCTTTAACTCTGACTTTTTCATTACAGTCCTAATTCTTTTAATTGTTTAATAGTATCCGCAGCTGAAGTGTGGAATATACCTATACCACCTTTGCTTCTCCATTGTTCTATATTCTTCTCTCTATCGTCAATAAGTATCTGATTTTCTCCAGAATAATTCTGTTTATCATAAGCATTTGCTAAAATAAGTTTAACACCTGGTAGATTACGTTTAACCCAAATGCGTTTACCTATTCTAGATGATTCTTCTCTTGATGGAGCTGAAAGTAATGATGGTTGGAAATGTTTAATATAGTTCCAAAGTTCTTTACCATCTGGCATCCATTTTAAACGAATCCAGAAACTTGCTCCAGCATCAGATATTGGTTTCCAAAAGAACTCAGGGCCTTTAGCGTCTGCTTCTTTAGTAGTCATACCTGTAAGCTCTTCATATCCTCTATCAAAGTCAGCTAATACACCATCTAAATCACAATAGACAGTATATTTTTGCTCTTCTACTTCTTTTAATAAATCTGTTAATTTAATCATTTTTTTAAACTATTTTCCCAACTTCTAAATAACATATTTCCTTTACTATATGCTTCTAACTCTAACTCAGCTAAGTATTCATCCTCATTTACATTATCACCTTGAATATTATTTATTCTACCTTCAAGATTTTGCATATGATGAATCATTTCATGAGCATAAGAACGTAATATATCTTTAGGGTGTCTGTTACAAGTATATAAAACTATAGTTTGATTGTTTGGATCGTAATAAGCTGTTTTACCTAACAATTTACCTGCGTTTTCATTGTCATCATTTATAAATTCAATATTTGGAAGTGGCTCAATATTTAAACCATTATCTATCATTGATATTGTTAATAAAGCCAATAATTGAGTAAATTCAGGATTGTTTTCTAATTTCTTTTTAGTTATGTTAGATATAACAACTTTATCTTTTTGTTTTTCAACTTTAAAATCAGAAGGAGATAAATTTTTATAATATTTTTCATAAAATTTTACTCTATCCTCATCTGGGGCTGTAAAGTCTATTTCTTCATTATCTAATGGTTCAAAGAAATTATCTTCAAACACTAGTTTTGGATTAGATGTGGCGAAATTCTTTTTACGCATTATTGTTTTAGCTACTACTGCTTTTGGATCACGACGATCTTTTGCTAAAGGAATATTAATATCAGTATCTGAGTCAACTGCTACTACTTCTTCTCCAGTATCTAACATATCTTCTAACTCATCTTTTTCATCTGAAAGTTTATCAAAAAAGTCATATAACTCATCTGCTTCAATTTCAGGACGGTTACGCTTATCATTTACTCTATCAACAAAATGAGGTGGAATTTTTAAATCCAATGGACTTAAAGCGTTGTCAGCATAATCATCAATATCATCAATTTCAGGTTCAGGAACCCATTCTTTTATAGTTCCTTGTAAAATACTATAAACTGTTTCTTTATCTTCTATTGGTAATTCTGTAGGTAAGAATGTAAAAAATAATTCTTTATCACCTAATGTTTTTCTAGCTGCAGTCCCACTTACTCCATTTTTGGTGATAATATTTATCACTTCTAAGTTAGGTTTGTCAGCTGATTTAGTACGTTTAATAAACTCAGTAAAATCTTCTTCTCTACCTTCACGTGAACCTAAAAACCATTTTACTTTAATTTCTGGATTTCCTTTAGTATATGAATAAATTGAAGATATTGGGTTAGAACTAGGTACTATTTCTACTTTATTTGGTAGTAATTTTTTATAAATTTCCCAAATTTTAACTGATTGTTCTTGAGTAATATTAGAGCGACCACCACCTGTACCTACAAAAATAATAAATTTATCTAATAAAGGATAACGTTCTAATGCTTGTTTAACAACCGCTAAATGTCCTTTTGTAGGAGGCTGAAAACCACCTCCAAAAACACCTACAGTAGTTTGTAAGTCTTCTTCAGTTAGGAATGATCTTAATAATTCTTTAGATATTGGGTTCATCCTATAAATGCTTTTAACTTATTAGGTAGTTCTTTTATATCAATAGGATTTAAATTAGACTGGATCTCTTCGTAAGTATCAGCTATTTTGTCTATATTTTTACCTAATAATTCTTTTGTTTTCGCTCTTTCTTTTTCTTTTTTAGCTAATTCTTCAGGTGATAAATTTGAATCATCTTTTCTAAATGTAGAAGTAAATTCACCTGATGATAATAAATTATCAAAATAGTCTCTTAATTTTCCTTGTTTAAGAGCTGAATTGAATTTATCTATTTCTGCTTTTTCTTCAGGAGTAGATGCTGGAGTTGAGACTAAAATAAAGTTATCTCCAAATAATTGTTTATAATCATTTAATAAGTTATAAACATTTCCCCAAGTACCTAAAACACCTACTGCTGGTACTTTACGTTCACGTTTAAAGTTTCTTAAAAATGAAACAATAGGATGAGCGTAAACCATTACCATTGCTATATCATAACCCCCTTTATTAAGTTCGTCTAAAGTTGGAGTTAAAGTGGATAAATTAGAGGCAGTAGTATCGTAAACAAGATTCTGTTTATTATTAATAGCATTAGGTAAATCAACTTTTCTTATTTGAGATGACGCTGCTGATAAATTACCATACATTGATGAATCTTTATCTTCAACATATTTGTCAGCGTTTAAGTTAACGAAATCTTTAAGTACTGGTTTTAGAGTGTTTAGTACTGTTGATTTACCTACAGACGCACCACCAGCCATAATGATGGCTTTAGGTCTATTTTGTACCTCTTTTAATAAATCTGTTAGTTTTATCATCTTTATAAATATAATAAAGAGATCCGGGGAAGCCAAATCTCTTATTATAAATATTAGATATCTTTTCGTTTTGCAGATGTTCTAAACGTTTCGTAAACAGGAGCAGCATCTGGATTTTCTATGTCAAATAAACGCTTCACAATTTTAAAAATATCTAAATTTTCTTCTTGTGTGCGATCTGATTCAACTATTTCCCATCCTCTACCTTGCATTTTATCCTTTTTAGGACCACGTTTAGTTGATTTCAACCATAATATTCCTTGACGTTGAATTTCTTTACCATAACATTCCTTATAACATTGAGAATAAACCGCTGTTTGTAATTCATATGTAGAATGTACTTGGTTTGATGTTTTAAAGTCTATAAGCCAAAGTTCTCCATCTATTTCGCAAATTAAATCGCATGTACCCGCTACTTCTAATTCATCTGAAAATAAATGAACTTCTGTTTCTATTAGTTTAGGGTTGTATAATTCCCAAAACTCTACAAATTTTAAGAACATTTGCCATACATCAGAATCAAATTGAGGGTTACCATGTTTATTTAAAAATGATAATTCTTCTCCATTTAAATATTTTTCAATTAAAGTGTGAACTTGAGTTCCTTCTTCAGATGCTTTTTTAACAATATAATCAGAGGCAAATCCTACTTGTTTTAACCAGTTTTCAAATTGTTTACCTTTAGGATATATTTGTAGTACAAATGTTACTGATGGGTAAAATTTACCGTTTCGTCTATAGTACCTTGAATCAGGTAATGTTATTTGTTTATGATCGTTTGATATTTCTAAAATTCGATCATATGATTGTTTGATGTTACTCATATTAATTCTAATTTTTTCTCAAATAAATTTGAGAAGGTTAATGGCTGAACGGTCTGAATTAGGTTAGTAAAGTTTTCAAATCCCATTTCGCTAGGATCTTTACCATTCATTTCTACGAGGTAGACCTCTTTACCCTCATTGATTAGTTCCTCACAGAATGTGAGAGCTTGTTTTATAGCGTCTTTATCTAACGCTATATATATTTTTTGAACCTCAGATTTAGCTAATTTTTTCTTTAGACTTTTTTGTATATTTTTACCTAGTAATGGAATCACGTTACGTTTAATAGCCAGAGCATCAAATGGACCTTCACATAAAATAATAGGTAAATTCCAATTAATAAATAATTCAAATGGAATTATGTCTCTAGACACATCTGGATTTTTATATTTCACAGATGAGTTTTTATCAAAATTCCTAGCTGTAAAATAATTTAAATTTCCATCTTTATCATAAGAAGGAATAACAATACAGTTGGAGTACTTCCCATTAATACAATAACCTATATTATACTTTAGAATGTCGTCTAAGGTAATTTGTCTGCGTTTTAAATAACTGATAGCGTGTTTATACTCAATGTTACTATCTGGGATTGATAGTGAGACAAATTCTTCTGGTAGTTCTACTTTTTTATCTATTTCCTTAATTTCAATTTTGCCTGATGTGTACTTAGTTACAGTTTTGACTTCAAGTATCTTTTCTTTAGGGGCACTGATTAGTTGAAATAATTTAACAATACTTTTACCTCGTTTATCGCAAACCCAACAATGCCATTTATTTTCACCGTTATCAGTCTCGTTTAGATTGATTTCTAATTTTGGTTTATGGTGATTACAGAAAGGACAATGGTAGGCGTAGTTACCTTTAGAAGTTGATTTACCTACACCTAAAACAGAGTTTAATGTTGAAACTAAAGCTTGATTTACCATATTCCCAGTATAATAAATTAAGACTGAGGGGCCAAATCTTTTTTAAAATATCTACCTTGTATATTATCGTTATAGCTATCTACTTCTAAGCAATTAGTTACAAATTGATATTTTGCTTCCAAGTATGATAAGTGTTTTGAATTATGAGCAAATTCAAGTATTTCTTTAGTAAATTTATCTTCACCTAATACTTTAACATCTTCTAGTAAAGGTTTACAACTACCCCAATATGTTTTCCAATCTGACTCAGCATAAGTTACTTCTTTAAGTTTCTTACGACCTGGACCTGTTTGAGCGGCTAACGCTTTTTTACCTAGTTTTTTAGTTTTCTTATGTAATAAAAACTTTTTACCAATATAGAATTGGTTTGTTTCTTTATTTGTTATAATATAGACGAACCCAAATATATTTTCTTTAGGTAAATCTTCTAGACTATTAATTGTTTTATCTTTATATTTCCACATATATTAAAAAGAGAAAAAGTTTATATAAGACTTTTTAATTCATCATATGTTATTGTTAACGCTGGTAGAGAATTACTAACCGACCAATCAGAAGTATAAAAATGAAATTCGTTAGTATCGTCATTAAAAGAAAACGATTTATATTTTTGATTGTTATATATGTATTTTCCTGCTAAGCTATATACCTCTCGTCTTTTTTGTTCTTTAGGTCCAGGCTTTCTACCCTCTAATATCTTAGTTAACTCTTCACGTATAATTTGTTTTAGTTCTAATTTTTTCATTATCTATCTAAATTTATTAATATTGATGTATCAGTAGTTCTACTTGTAGGTAGAGGTTGTGACAATTTAGCTACTGCTAATAATTCTTGATTTTCATTATATAATCCAACTGTAGTAACATAAGGTGCCCAATTTGATCCTGTCACAAAGTCATACACTTGGCCTCTTAAATCTAAAGAACAAGTTGAATTTAAAGGATTAGTCCATAAACCACTACTTGAAATAAGACTTGGGTTTAGAGAATAATTGAACTCATTTTCACGTATAGTACACTTGTATTGTGTTTCATAAATTAATCTTGAACTTTGGAAACTACAAGTAACATTAGGTTGTCTAGTAAAATTATTTAATCCCCCTAAGAATCCCATATCCATCACTACAGCTATTCCATGTTGATATGATATTATACCTTGTGGGCTACCTCCTAAATTACCAGAGGCTATTAAATATCCTTCTCCATTATCGGTTAAATAATAATATGAACCTGTAGGGGTAGTTTTAGCCCATTTAAAGTAAAAACTGCCTGGGTTTATATAATCTCCGTAAAGTTGTGAAGGAATAGAAATGACAGCTATTTGAACATTAGATTGGGTTTGGAAAAGTCTTGAACCTGATAATGTAGTATTTAAATAATTATCAAATCTACTATGGACATTTGTATTAGTGTTATTTTCGACTACATTACCTTGATAGTCATAAGTTATTCTAATACCTTCAGGATTAGGTAATCCATTACTATAGTAAAGTTGTTTAACACTATTGTAAATGTCTCTTTGATAATATGAAGATGAGTAACCATTTGAGCCTGTAGTACCAGTTATTGGTTCTGTTGAAGGGATAAAGGTACTAGTAATATTGGTACCTTGTAATCTCTCAATAAAAACATCAGGCTCTACAAGTGATGCACTCCCCTCAAAAGTAAAACTTTTGTTTACAACAAATGGGACTACTATAACATCTTGTGATGTAAGGGATTTGAATGCACTCATTCATTAAAAATCTAATTTAACACGTACTAATGCTTCTTTAGTAAAATCTTTCTTAAGTGGTTTTGATAATTTAGCCACAGCTAGTAATTCATTATTATCATTATACATTCCCACTGTAGTGATATATGTTTGTGGGTTCTGAATAAAAGCATCATATAAAATTGTACCAGTAGAACCTGAAATAAAGCTTGGGTTTTCTGAGTAGTTAAATTCACCATTTCTTGCTCTTACAAACACAAAATCTGAAGTTATAGTTTCTTGACTGTTTAAAGCAAATGAACTAGCAGCTGTTGAACCTGATACTAATCCTCTGTTTGAAGAGGTTTGATATAATCTAATAGTATTAGCTGCATTAGAATTTGAGGTTCTTTGGGTTTCTAAATTAATACCACCATTAGCATTTGTTAAATCTAAAGCAGCAGCGTTTAAAATTATAGTTCCAATATCTGGTAAGAATAAACCATATGAACCAGAGATAGTCATACCGGCCGCGATAGCATTTGCTGGACTGTTTGTTAAAGATATAGCTGAACCATTACTTCCTGATACAATTTGGAATACTCGTCCGCAGTCTAAGTATGAAATTGTAGTAACATCATTACTATTATCAGTAAGAGTAATAGCTGATGAACCTGAGTATAAAGTTAAATTTAGGCTACCTGGGAATAAAGATTGTTTGTATCTTGATCTTTCAATTGTTAAAGCGTAAAAATCAGGTTGTGTTACTCCATTAAATGTAAATGTAGCATTTTCATCACCATATATTAAGTTACGGAATTGTCCGTAAATTGTTCTTGTTGGTGATAAACCATCTATACCCGCGTTATATAATAATGAGCCTGAACCATATTGATTACCATAAGCTATATTAAATTGAATCTCAGCAGATACATCTGTTGAAGCAGTGTTATATATAGTTAAGTAATAATTACCACTAGTACCTGCGGCTTGAACAGATGAAGTATACATCTGAGATAATGTTGGTGTGTATGCAGACCAAGCAGGTGCAGTTATTGAATCTGCACTTACTATAAAATCTTCAGGATCTAATCTTTTAAAAGACATATTTTTATTTTATTAATTAGCAATTAGTACTTTTGTTTATTTGAACAGGAACTGTTATTCTAGCTCCACTATCTCTACCTACTACAGTTAATGTTGTTGATATTTGGTCAACACCACTAGGGAATAATAAGTTAAGTGTTGTAGCTGTTAAGTTAATAGTAGTACCAATTACAGTTTTAGACACATTAGTTCCAAGAGTAGTTGTTGAATTTAAAGCTGTAGCTTGTGTTGTATTAATACCTACACCATTAAATGTATTCATTAAACGAACATCAGAAATAGTAGCTGTGTAACCTGAGGATTCAAATGTTTGAGTTCCACCTAAATAATTTAATGTTTGAGGTGTTATAGCTAAAGAAGCTCCTTGGGTTAAAGTTATTACAGTGTAACCTAGATCTAGAATAGGTAATTTTGAAGTACCACGAGGTAAAGTAGTTAGTAAATACTTCATTATTTGAGTTTCATCAGGAAATGCTTCTAATAGAGGCATACCATCAATTGCTTGACCATAATAAGCTGATCCAGATGGGTGATTTGGATTATACATTGTATAATCAATTTCATCATCAGATAAAGCGAATTGTGTAATTCTGAATGAACCGTCATTTTTAGCTAGTAATTCTCTACCTTTTCTTGTTAAGATAGCATCTACGGTTACTATTGAGTTATTAAGAAATCCCATTTTCTTTTATTAATTTTATTATAAATATTATGATATTAGTCCTTTTTGAGTAAGATCTTGAATTATATTGTTATAGTTGTTTTTTAATGTTTGAGAAATATATTGTGGTTGAATTATACCTGTAAATGAATTACCAGGTTGTTGTTTTTTAACATCTAACACTACATATGTTCCGTCATTAATACATCTATATAAAACAAAGTGATTTAATATTGAGCCTGAAGGAACAGGAGGCACTACTGTTAAAAATAAATTTGTAGTTCCTACTTCAACTTTAGTGACATTAAATACTTTATTAGGGTTATATTCAAATCGTATCCAATCTCCAACTTCAGGATTAAATTCAATACATGGGCTAAAATTAAAATCTACCATAGCTTGAGATTGAGATTGTATCATATTGTTATAAGCCCAGTTATATATATCTAATGAAGAAGTTAAAACACTAACATTATTACCTGTTAGATATTCACCTACTGTCCAATGATTTCCTGAAGCTGTAGCTGAGTTAGCTGGATATTCAGGAGTAGCTATAAATTGAAATCCTGCTAGTACTTTATGACCTGTTGTAGCTATATAAGGTTGATTTATAAAATCTATTTCTACAGTGACATAATCACCTGATGTAAAAGTTTGTAAACCAGTTTGTAAATTAACATATTGAAGATCTTCTAAAACATATTGATCTGCTTTAGTAAAAGTTAAAATGTCAGATACTAATTCAGAACCGTTTTTCATTATACGAATAGGAGCGTCAAATGTACTACCTGCTGGAGCGCTAGGAGAAAATCTACCTAAGATTGTTCCTACAGCTCTAAAATTAACACGATTACTAAAAAATGATGGATTGTCAGCAAATGTATATCTTCCTGTACCAGAGTTATAATTAGAGTTAGGTAAATTTATATTAGTTGGTACTATAGTAGTGGCAGCATCAGCTGTTGCTATATTAGTGTCAGTTTGTGTTGATCCATTAAAAGCATAATTAGTTGTATTTATTGTACTAAATGCATCAAGATCTCTAAAGTATAAAACACTATTATAATCTTGAAGACCAGAACCTGTTTCACTTATAAGTAAAGGAGCAATTCTTCCCACATAAGTTATAGGATGCAACCCAGTTAATGTATCATCATTTGGATTAGCATTTTGGGTAGGATCTCCAGATATTAATCGTACTAAAGCATTTTTCCCTGACTCATATGAATCTAATAAATTATATAACGCTGTAGTATCAGGCTCAGGATTAACAACATTTCCTTGTTCATCGATTATGTACCTAATAAAATAGGCTGTTTGATTTATAACTTCAGGACCTGTACCCCCAACACCATCAAAATAAGCTATATATGTTTTATTTTGTTCAACATTAGGTAAAGCTCCATATCCGCCATTTGTTGTTAATTGGTTAAAGTCTGGGGAATTACTTTCTACTCCGTTATATCTAATATTAGACCATGCTTGAGAATTATAGTTTGAGTCTTGAACTGAAGCTCGATTAGCAGTACCTGAGATTATTAAATCAAAATTTACAGGTGTAGTGAATGTAGAAGTATAATCTACATCCATAAATGTATTTGAGAATTGAGATGTCTCCGCATTACCTAATAAAGCATTATAATCATTATAATCCCAATCTATAAATTCAGGATTAAAGATTATAAGAGATGAAGTTGCAGGATTAATAGATGCTGAATGTAAAGATAAACTAACATGAAAGTTACTAATAGTTAATAAACTAAGTTCTACTGTTCTATATAATCCAAATCCTATTTGATCATTTTCTATAATAGAAAAAGATGAAGTAAGATATAAAGTTGTATTAAAATTTCCGCCTGTGTAACTATTATTAATTAAAATAGATTGGACTCCATCAGCTCCTGATCCTCCATTTTTAGCTACATATGCATATAAATTAGTAGATCCCGCTGATATAGTACCACTTCCACTTATTTGGACTTTTAAAAATATATTAGGGGTATTTCCTGCTGTATATATACCTGATGATCCGGTTAAATATCCTAATGTATTTCCATTAATATTTCCGTAAGATGCTACTCTATTAGTAAAATACTCATTAGGTATAGAAGTAGGTGAAAAACCGCAAGTCCAACTACTAGCGGAAGTAGCTAAAAAATTATAATCTAATACCTCATAATTTACAGAAGAAGTAGATTGATTCCTAGTCTGTATCCCATAAACAAAATAAGTATCTTGTTCTTGTGTAGTAACTATATTATATTGGATAGGACCTAAATCATTATAGTTAATAGTTAAATTAGTTAATTGACCTAAATAACTTGATCTATCTAGCCCTCCTGAGTCATATCTATTAACTTTAAGATATTTAACTCCTTGTCCGTAAATTTGTCCGTATTGTCCTGTTGGCATACTTAATTATTATCTTTCTGGTATATATTGGGATGTTTGGGTTGTACTTCCTGTATCATACCATAAATATATTTCTCCTTGATTTGGAGAAGTATTTAAATTTAAAAAATTATCTAAAGAAGTTATATTACTTCTATAAAGTACAATATCATAATCTATTTCTAATGTTGATGGATATTTAAATATGTTTGCTTCATTTAATTCTCCATTTGATGCTTCAATTATTGTTCCTGGTAATTCTCCATTGTAAAACTCATATTGAGATGATTGAGATAAGTAAGTTGAACCAGTAGGACCAACTGTAAATTCTAACCAAGATTGAGTGTTATATGGGTTTATTAAAGTATTAAATTCATTAAATGTTCCACCTGTACTACCAAATATATTTTCTATTAATGAAGAAGAAACGTATGTATCTTCAATTATTGGATTCCAAACTTGTTGAGAATATATAGAACCACTATAAGTGACATATTCCCAGCTCGCTTGAGGTTGAGGATACTTATTTCTTTCTAATAAGTGTTGCTTAACAACTACACCTGATCTTAGATTTGTTCTTGCAGGAACAAAATCCTTAATCATTTTAAATAGAGAATTGTCAAAGAACTTAATTAGTCTAATATAATCAAATAAATCATACTGGCTAGTGTATTTTTGGAAGTAATCCCATCTTAAAGCATCTAAATCAGGATATGATGTATCTGAAGTAAGTACTTGTCTTGGGTCACCTATATATTCACCTATATTAAAGTATCCTAATGAATCAATAATATCATCATCAATTTCGTTTGTGGGTGAGAAAGCTACTTCTAAAGCATTAACATCAGGTGTTTCACTTTGCTCAGACACATACTGTTGTTGGATACTTCTATATTGTGATAATGTATCACCAGATTGAGTATAAGCCAAGTTTATTTGAGGAAGACTTTGAGAAACAATTTGTATTTTATCTGTTACTCTATTTCTTAAACCTGCTATAGGTGAATCTAAAAATACAGTTTCTACATTAGTACTAAATCCATGACCTCCTTGTATTATGAAATCACTAACATTAGTACTAAATGATTGAGTTGTAATCCAAGATCCTGTTATTTTAGGATGAATAGAAACTGAACCTGTATATAATTCTCCTCCTAATGAACCTCTAAAAGCTAAATAATCAGCATATGTAGTTTCTCCTACAGTATCTATAGAATTAGGATTCATTACAAAATCTTTAAATGAATCCATTCCTAAAGGACGAGTGTAATATCTTATTTCTTGAAATGAACCTGTGAAATAATCATAATCAACAGGTAATAAAATATTTTTATATCCAAAATATGAACCATCAGTTGAACTATTTCCCCAATTATTACCTGAACTAGTTACAGAAGATGAAGCTAAGAAACCTATTTGATTTCCATCATATCCATCATATTGTAATTTATTTCCAGCATATAAGGTAAAATTATTAGTATTATCCCAAGTAACCATCACTGACCACCAGTTATTATCATAGAATGGCAAATATAAACTAGCTGATTCATTAGGATAATTGGTACTAGGAATGAAATCTAATTTAGCATATTGGTAATAAGGATTAAGATTTGATCCTGAGTATGAAGCACTAGTATAAGCTGAGCCAGTGTATGTTAATATTAATGATATAGAATCTCCTACTGTAGTATTATCAATTGTCCAAACACTTTGAGAATATGGGATATAATCTCTTAAATCTACGTTTTTAAATCTAAATTGTACTGTTTCAGGAACAACTGTTGATCCAGATCCATTATATGAAGAAGTAGGCCATGATGTGTTTAATATCCATGGAGTTTCAACATAAGCACCTTGATCTATATCTACTTTATAATTGTATTGATTTTGGAAATAATCATAAGTAGAAGTATCTTTATCTCTACCTCCAAACTCACTAATTCTTAAAATAGTATCTGGAATACCATAAACATTAATTAAGTTACGTAGGCCAGCGATTGTACCTTTTTGTTTTAATAATAAAGGTAAGTTGTGGTATAAACGTTTATATATTTCCTTATTAACATCATCTAGTGGAGTAAATAAAGCAGCTTGAGAAGCAGTTACAAAATTAGTTATATATTCTGTTGGATCGCCTGGGTAATAGGTGATATCATCTAAGAAATAGCCTACCTCAGGGTATTCCACAATATATGATCCAGTCACATAGACATTTCCATTAATACTTGAAGAAAAACTAGCTGATGGGATGTAATTAAATCCGGTAAATGCGTTGTATAAGTCATTAGTACTAAAGTTATTTTGATATATTTTTAGACCAAATGATCTTAAAGCATCAGCCACTAAATCTTTAGAAATACCAAATTCTAAACGGTTATCACCATTATATCTATTAGTTACATCTTTATAGTACAACCATATATTATCATAATGTTGCCCTGTCATATTAATAAACACTTTGTAGGGATCATTTTGAGGATCATCTCTTAAATAATCAGGTATAGTATTTACTAAATAATCTTGGTTATTTTGATCAAATATAGATGCGCTTTCTATTAAATTATTATACCAAGTTACTACTGTTGAGTCACCACTATATAAAAGAGCATATGGTGGAGTTGTAGTACCTTTAGGATATGTTGTTGAACCAGTTTCAAAATATAACCAATATTCATATCCATCAAAATTCTTAATAATATTGTCTACTTTTTCTTGTAAAATAGAAATACTAGAAGAAATTGAAGATGAATCAGAAGTACTTAAGGTAGTAATATCTGAATTATATTGTTCAATTAATTTAACTTTATAATAAAAGTTTTCAATTCTACTCTCAGCAGATGAGAAATGTATAAATTCTGAGAAATCAGAATAATCCACTCCTATAGCTATACTAGGATCATTTAAATAAGAAGTTATTTGTTGGTATGAAGCTGCTAATCCTGTGTTTAATAGTTGTTCATAATTTATATAATTTGAACTATTATTAATTCTATCTTTTAAAGGTAAATCAAAATTTGGGCCTTTAATAGTAGGATTAGTGATCTGAGGTATAATTACTTCAGGTTGAAACTGTATATTAAATGCTAATGGATCTGCTACTTGAGTAACAACCCATAGAGTATCTTTTAGTCTAAATTGACTAGGTAAAGCTTCATATAAATTAATTAATATTTCATAGTTAGGTTTAGTATTATCTACTAATATATTGTTAGCTATGATTAATTGATTACTACCAAAATTTAAATAAAAATCTTGGAAGTATGGAGCATTATCTAATTTAGTTCTAAAAGTATTAACATATGATTCTAAATCACTATTAGAAAGAATATTTGAAGATATTCTAATTTCAGTTCTATCCGCTGAAATATCTTTAATATAGTATGCTCTATTTTCAGATGTAGAACCTAATTCATTATTTAGAAAGTTATATATAGTATTATACTCACCATTTGAAAATCCTCTGTCACGTAGATTTTTTTCTGGATCTAAATCTACACTATAAATTACAGAACTATCAGTAGGAGAGTAATCATTTATTACTTTAAAATCAATAAAATTCTGGTCAGTCACTTGAAATGACTGATCTATAGATTGAATAGTATACTCTATGTAGTTTTCAAAAGGATTAAATTGAGATGGTGTTTCTTCAATTGGAATCAGATTTATATCCTGAGGTGAATAATTTTGCACCTCTAGAGTTGTAGGGTCTATATTTGTTATAATTGTAGCCATATTACATTGAAGAAGAAACTGAAGAACTTATAGGTATATTTGTTTGTAATGTTAAAATAGTTTGGTTAGCTGTTAGTAAGTCTTGTCTTAATATTGTTATTTCATCTAATAATACTTGAACATCTTGACCTGTTGGGTTATCTAATCCAGCATATTCTCCACTTGTTCTATAAAGATAAGTATGTGAGTTAGTATCACCATCTACAGGAATATCATAGAATAAAGCATTATATAAAGTAAAAAATTCTTCTACACTTGTAGTTTTAGTAGCTGGAGGTGTAGGAAGAGGTTGTTGAGCAAATGAGGTATCAATTGTTCTCTCATAAGCGTCTTTATTAAATGAAATTTTATTTAGTGGGTAATTAGCCATTAACTATTTTAAAATAATAATTATCATCAAAAATTATTGTTGAACCATCTATAACAGATTTAATTAAAATCTTATAATATCTTTCTGGTTCTAAACCATTCATATAAAGTGTGAAGTAACTACTAGTTCCATCAGCACTTAATTGAGTATATTGATCATCGAAATCTATAACAAATTCATTAGTATCCAAGTCTTTTATAGCATAATATGAAGACGTAGGTAAATAATAATTTGTAGTGTAAAGAGAAGCAGTTTGAAATACTCTAGCAGGATATGTTGGTCTACTATTTACTCTAAATTTATTAATACTTCCTGAATAGAAAACACCTGGATTTTCTGATAGTGAAACTGTAGCTGTTTGAGTGTTTAAGATAGTATTAGTAGAAGAACCTGTATTAAAGGTATAATCTCTCCATCTAAACTCTAATTGTGGTGGGTAAATAGTATGAGTATCTCTTGAAAAGAATTTCATGTTTATTTGATAATCTTCACTATCAACAAACTCAACAGACTGTTTAGCTATAAATCCATTATTAACAATAGAACCACTATACCATGCTTTTACCATGTTAGTGATATTAACATCAATATCACCTGAATCAATATAAGAAAAAGATTGAGTAGAGTAAATAGGTAATACTAAGGCATTAGCTGAGCTTGTATACCATGCACCACCACCTACTTCAGTATTATAAGATGCAGTCACATAAGCAGGAAAACCACTTGTAGTCCAAGCATTACTACCTGAGTATGATCTCCAAGCCCAACTTACACCATTTGTGTATTCTGGGCTATATAAATACTTTCCTGTACCCATATTCCATGATCCATAAACTGGGTAGAATTCAAGAGTTGTAGTTAGATTTAAACCATCTAAATTAGCTACAAATCCTCTAAAATTAGCTTGCCAAGTAGAACCACTAATTTTATTAGTGATAATATCATTAATTTCAGTATCATCAAATTGTACTAAAAATCTACTAGTTTGAGCTGTCCCAGCTGAATTAAGATCAGTTGATGATTCTAATATTTCATCTAATCCTGTATTTCTACTTGGATATAATGAATATATAGAAGCATCTTTAACAGGAAATATTTTGTAAATTGCCATCTTTTATTTATAAATATAAAAATTATAAAGGTACTATACGACCTACTATATCAGTATCAGGATATTTCACCTCAAAAATCATTGGATCTAAACTAGGATAAACAACATTATTTTGAGTTGCTCCACTAATATCATAAGCATATTGTGAATAACCTAAATTAGTTCCTACTTTATTTGTAATGTTTACTTTTTTAATTGTTTGAACACCATCTATTTTATCTAAAAGAATATATAAATCTCTTAACATAATAGGTTCATTAATTAACCATTTATCAATAGCAAAGTAATCTTTTAGAGCTTGAATACAATTAAATATTACTTCATTATTATTATAATTAGGTAACACTATTAAATCAAATTCTACTCCAATATTAATAACAAACGCGTCTTTTATTTTAATAGCATCATTTATTACTCTATATTGTGATAAGTATGTAGATAAATTTTGTTTTAACGCGGTAGAAGCGGTTTTAAGGCGCTTATTGTTATCAAATGCTAAAACATATAGATCTAAAACTGAAGGCGTTTGACCTGGAAGTAAATTAGATATTTTTTCTGGTTCAATATAAGCTTTAGCTATAGTTCCGTATTGTGAAGGTAAACTTAAAGCTCTAACTAAATAGTCATCTTGAGTTACACTTCTTAATTGTGTAGCAAAAGTGGCCATTGAGTTAAATCTAATTTCATCATTAGTATCTCCATCTTGACCTCCAGCGGCCGCTGTTGGGTTATTAACTGCCACAGAATCAAATACAGTTTGAGCTAATACTGGATCTAAGTTAGAATTTTGGAATTTAACTTGAGTGCCTGAGTTAGCTATAGAGGTTAATGAATTAGCAGGAATATTAGATGTTACTCCTCCTCCAGTTAAATATCTTACAGTTAATGTAGTATTTGAAGGTGATATACCATAAGTACTAGTATATAAAAAGTTTGCTGGAGAAAAAGCAGTTGTTAGTTTAGATTTTTTATATGGTAAACCTAAACCTACATTATCTGGATTTGGGATAATTTCTTCAGTATTATTTTGAGTATTAGTTCCAGCTCCAAATTGTATTTGTAAATTTGTAGGTGTTGTAAATCTAGAAGTAAATCTACGAGGTACTTTTTTTAATTGTAATAAATAAGGTACTTCTCCACTGTTCCCACTAAAATTAGGATCATTTGGATTTGTATTTTTAATAGTATCAAATACTGTTTCTTGAGCTAAATAAGGAACTTCATACCATTCGTTTCCATCACTATCTACTATGTCTAATATTTCTATAATATTTGAATCATCAATTTCTATAGTTGTAAAACGTTCTGGGGCTCCAAAAGTAAATTGTTTACTTTGTATATTTGCTGATATAGCTTGACGTGATTTCTTTAATAAGAAAAACTCAGGTACATTTCCATTTAAACTGTAAATAGTAGTTTGAGTAGGGTCAGATGAGCTAGAAAAAGCAAAATCAATTGGATCTTGAACTAAGAAATTAGTAGCACCAACTAAATTAGAAGCAATAGATGTATTTTCTTTTATTTGTAAAGCATAGCTAAAATCAGGAACATAAGTACTACCTGAAAGTAAAGATGGAACTTGTTGGTATACATCTATTGTAGTGGTAGCAGCTCCTGTTACTTTAGGCCTATACCCTAACATATAAGCTAAAGTATATAAGTTATTTTGTTGTCTAGCAAACTGAATAAAGTTTTCTTGGATTTGATTATCAAGATAAAAAGACAACACATCACCAACATAAGCTGACATTTCCATAAACATCATACCAGGTGATGCTGGTGTGAAGTCATTATATGTTGTTGGGAAATAAGTTTTAGCGAAATCAACAAGTGCTGCTCTTAGTTCACCAAAATCTTTATTTAAATATTTTATATCTCTATTTTCAGTTGCCATTATAAAGTAATTGTAATCGTTTCAGTTGCATTGTTTAAAACAGAATATACTATAACTAATTGTATAGCATTTTCTTCATATATTGGAGATAAAGTTAATTGGTCAATTCTAACAGATGGAAAATATTTTCTTATATCATTTGTTAGTTTTATTTCTAAAGCACTTAATGTATTAGGTGTTATTTGTTCAAATAATTGTGCTCTTAAATTAGCCCCAAAAGTAGGATTTAACACCCTTTCACCTGTGTTAGTCAATATATAGTTAATCATATTTGACTTAATCTGATCCAAAGTAGTATAAGTAGAATTGAATACTGCTGGAGCATTAAAAGGAATAGATACCCCAACCGCTACTCGTTGGTTGATATCTAAAGGATGTTGATTTGGTATTCTTACAGCCATTATTTAGTATTCATTATACCTAATATTTGATCTAAACTAACTTCACCTGGAGGAAGACTTGATCCATCACCTGTTGTACTAACAGGAGGTGGAGTATAAGCTGGTTGGGCCATTGATGAATTGGCACTAATAGTAGTGTCAAATTCTCCTCCTATCATACTACGTAAGTTACGTTTAATATCTACTGGGATATTAGGTTTGATTGGTTGTTGTATGTTTTCTGTAACAACAGTTTTAGGTGATCTAACTGCTTCTAAAAGTAATTCTTTCATTTCTTCTTGAAATACTTCTCGAACAGCTTCTTTGATCATTTTTTTAAATTCATTCTGTTTCATAATAATAAATATTTAATTACTCAGCTGTTAAATTAGGATTTGAATCAATTATGAATTTTAGTTGATCTATTAGTACTTGAGGATCAGAAGCAAAAGAAGATTCTGTTCTAAGTACTGGTACTCCTTGTTTACTTAAAGCTTGAGCATATCGTTTTTTGTATTGTGTTGTATTTGTTTCGTCTAGTTTAATTTCTAAAGTAAATCCTTTATATGTTTTATCAACTGCTATCACAGTACTATTACTAACACCTGTTGATTGGTTAACTAGTAAATTTAGTTCATTGTTTATAGTTGTAAAAGGCACATTTTGATCTTGAGAACATTGTTGTATTAAAGTGTCTAATATATTTAATAAACTCAAAACAGATCCTAATAATACTCCAAAAGTAGCAGATGCTAATGTTAAGGCATTAACTACCATACCACTTCTTTTTAATAATGTAGATAAATTACTAACTACTTCTCCTGTTATCTCAATAATACCCGTTGTTAATGGAGGTAAACCTATTGGAGGAATACCTGTAGCAGGATAAGGAATTGCTTTAATAACTGCTATCCCTACTTGGGCTGCTGTAATAATAGTATTAGTTGTAGATAATGTTTTATTTAAAGTATTAACTGTATTATACATTTTATTAATTTGATTAGCTAAATTGTTACGTTTTCTAATCAATTGTAATAAAGCATTTTGGTTAGGACAATTAACATATTGTTTAAGTTGAACTAATAAGGGTGCTAAAGTACTAGGATCTGTTTTAGGATCTAATAATTCTTTATTGTTAAGAATAAATTGTACTGCTTCACTTCCAAAAGGTGTTAATTGTTGTACAACAAAAGGTATTAATTTTGATTGTATTTCTCCTTTTTTATTGTTTATAACATTTGTTATTTTAACTTCAAAAGGTATAGTAGAACCTAATACACCAGTTATTGTTCCTAATTTCTGGGTATTAATGTTTTGATTAATTTTAGAAGTAGCAACATTTGTTATGTCTGGCTCAGTATTAAGAGTTATTCTAGATATCTCATAATTTGAGTTAGTTGGAGGAATTATATTTTGGTTTTCAATACTCATCTATCACACATATTAAAAGAATAAACAGAAGGAGAAATTATTGCTCCTTTACGTTGGTTTAATATAAAAGATTCACTTACTTCATTTAATGATAAAACAGTATTTTCTCTCTTTATAGGATATTTAAATGTATAGTCAATCACATTAGTATCAACATATTCAAATAAATTATTAATTAATTCATCATTTGATTTTCTACTTACTGTATTACGCCATTCATCAGCTCCTTTTTTACCAAATCTACTTGATATCCTATTATAAATAAATTGTACAATTTCTACTTTTACTCTAGGTATATTGTTATCTAAATCTGTTTGTAATGATTTTCTTACATCACTTTTTAAAACAGGTGTTTTTTTAATAGTATCATCATTTATTAAAGATGTACCATAAATTGATAAATAAACTATAAATTCCCATGTTAAGAGGTTACCTGTAGCAGAAATACTTTGAGTATAATAGTCTTGCCATTTATTATTAATCCCAAATCTATCAGGTACTTCAAAAGCATCTAAAGTTATTTTGGTTGCTTTTGGTGGTTTATATAATAGTTTATCTCCTGATATTTTATCTCCGGCATCTATAGTTCTAGTTTTACAATTTGCTTGCACTAAAGAGGCGTTTAAATTAACATATTGGTATTGTTTATATTTTTCTTTAGGTATGGTAGGATCATAATCTGGACCACTAACAATAATTTCTGATTTAACTATTGGGGTATCTAATCCTTCTTCTTTGAAAGAATCTTCTATATATTTTTTTAAAGAATTAAATCTTTTATTGGATAATATTTTAGCTTCTATTCTGCCTTCAGGTCTAAATTCACCTTCAGGTCCTGCCCAATTAGGGTTAGGGGAACCGTCTTCTAAAAATTCTTCTCTATCATAGTTAGGTACTTTAGATTCTGAGGCTTTAATAGTGATACTATAATTGCCTGGATTTGATTTAATAAATTCTTTTAAGTGAAATAATTCAAAATCTAAATTATTTCTATCCTGGTCAGTTAAAGAAGTAATCAAGTATTTACCACTAGTAAAACTGTTATTTAAATTTAATCTTCCACCATAAAGGTCATCTATTTGACTTTCTTGTGATGGAGTGAAAGTACTAGTGGGTTGAGGATTTTTTATTGTTTTTAAAGTTAATCCTGATTTAGAATATGTTAATGTAGTTTTAGTAGGATCTACATTATTAGGTACAATAATAGTATAATAACCATTTTTATTTGTAGTTGTTTTTTTAGTTATATCTCCCCCATTAAGAGTAACTGTAGCTCCTTCTAAATTCTTACCATTTTCATCAACTATTTGCCCTGTGAATCTTTGCATTGTTAGATTGTTTTTACTTGTTTAGAAAGTAAATTTTTACCTTTAACTATGTTATCAATAGATTTACCTAGTTGTCCAGCATCATTAGCTATAGATTGTAATGATACTATAGGAGCTGAGGTAGAATCAGTTGCGGTTTGGAACGCTACATTAAGAGTATTTAAAAATACAGATAATTCACCTAATAAAGTATTTAAGTTTTCACCTAAAACTAAAGATTGAAGTTGAGTTCCTTCTGTCCCTTCAGCTGAGCCTAAATATACTTTAGGAGATACTATAGCTATTTGTTTAGCAGCATCTACATTAACAGAAGTATTACTTGTTAAATGTATAGATTTTGCTGAACCTAAAATTATAGAATCTTTCTTAGCATTAAATACTAAACGACCTGAGTTTAATATTATTTGTTCTTCTGAGTATTTACCTATATTTTCAGGTCTAGTACTTTTAGCATATGATACTTCTATACTAGAGATAGGAGTTAAAGGAATTTGTTGAGTTGAAGTTAGATAAATAGATGATTTATCATTATTTATATTTTCAGTTACTGGTTCCCATGAATCAGTAGTATATGAACCTTGTCCATTTCTAAGAATAAAAATAGGTGAACCATTATCTCCTACAGAAGACCAATTATTAGGAATATTAGCATTACTAACAGTAGAACCTAATCTAATAGAGTTACCAAATCGACCTTCATAAATTATATCACCTTCATAAGGTAATAAAGGATGAATATCAATTACATTGTTTTCATTAAATGTTTGCCCTAAATTAATTTCAGAGCTTTGATCTGTTATTCGTCTTACTGATCCTGCTTCTACTTGTTGATAATCTTTTTGTTGAGAATCAGGTAAAATATTTGAAGAAGGAATAGCATTATGTACTTGGCTATTCCAAACATTTATAGGAGGTAAATAATAAGCTGATACTGATGTGGTGTCAGAAGTAACATCTGAGTCAGTTAAATAAACAATAGGTACTAACTCATTTATTAGTGGGTATTGTTTAATATTAGGAAAAGCAGGATAAGCAGGTATTAAAGGTATTTGCTCTGAAAATAATGGGTTTTTAGTTGACTCAATAAAGATAGTACCTATCCCATTCCATTCACCAAATTCAGCAAAACGAGGGTGAGTATTATCTAAGATAATATCCTTCACCCTACTAGAAATAATACTTACTGTACTATTAGTGGATGTTCTTCTGTCTAATTTAGGAGCAGAATTATTTACCGCTGCTGAAAAGCCATACCTTGATGTAGCCATTATTTATCTTCTTTAAACTTATCTATTTCAGCTAACAGTTGGGCTTTTTCTTCTTCAGAAATACCAAATCCATTTTCTACAGAACCGCCTGTATTCATAATACGTTGTATAATAGTAGCCATCTTAATTAGTTGCTCATCATTTTTAACACTTATCTCTAAGTATTCTTTAATTAAAGGAACAATTAAGGTAGCGTCACCTATTTCTTGTACTAGTGGTTTTAATTCAGCTATAAGAGCAGAGATTTGTTTATCTTTTTTCTTTTGATTGTTATATATCTCTTCTAAAATATCAGAAAATTTTTTACCACCAAATACTACATTGTCTAATCCATTCATAGTATGTTATTTAGTAATAAATATAAATATTAGAAGTTTGTGTACCCGTTTTCTAAATAGAAAAGATAATGTTCTTTAAATATATCATAAAGTCTATCTGCTATTTTAGTGATTTTAGGGGTTTTAACATCAATAATTTCCCTAATGTAAATGTATAGCGCTTTCTTATTGAAAATGTCTATATTGTCTCTTTTACGGAATAATTCTAATATAGCATCTGCTATTTTAGCATCGTTTTCTTTAGGAAATAATTCGTATATGTTTTTAGTACAATACTCTACATACTCATCCATAAACATATATAGTTTATCATTTTGAGTAGGTTCAGTAACATCAGATATACTATAACTAAATTTATCATCAGCTTCAATCTCAGTCACTGGGGCTTTATCAACTCGTTTTTTGTAGTTTTTAGTATTATTAATGATTAAATATCTTTTTACTATAGTACCAAAATATGAATATGCTTTTGCTCCTTTACTAGGATCAAATAAATGTATTTTAGTAAGTAAAAAAGTTATAATCTCATGTTGTAAATCCTCAATATTATCTACTTCAGTATAATAAAATTTAAAAGTGTGAATTATGTTTTCTGTTAATTTAAAGAAAGCATAATGTATTCTATCACTATAAATTTTACTTCTTATAGATGAATCATCAGTATTGTTATAAAGAACTATAGCATCTTCAGTATCCTGAGTGAAGTATTGAGTTCCTTTTTTAGGTGTACTCATAAATCTTTTACTTTAAATTTGTTTAATACTTCTTGGATTTGTTTAACAGACTGAAAGAAAAAACCAACTTCATCATCTGCTTGGAAATGTCCTCGAGCGTCTACTTCTTTAAGTTTTTGATCAGACATTTCAATTATCTCAGATATTTTATTTAAATAAACCATATAACTGGTCAGAATATCTTCTTGACGCTCATTCTTTTTAAGAAGGTTAAAGGTCGTGTATCCTAAGATCACGACCGCTAAACCTAATATAATTATTAAACTTATCATAGTTTGTCAAAAATATTTTTTAAACTATCACTCTTAATATTACTAAGTGCTTTAGTTTTAATTGGAGCTTTTTTCTCATTTACTTTAGTATTGATTGGAGCTTTAATATTCCCTTTTTTAAGTTTAGGGTTCCATTCACGCTCAAATTCAATTCGAGCTGCCATTAAGTCAGCTTGGTGTACAATGTAAATTAGTGAAGTACGAGGTTTTGTTTCTGGGTTAAATGACATTAAATATGATTTATTTGCTTCATCATATAAACCATCATGTAGTTTAATTGCTAACCACTCGTTACGTGACATCATAATACCATGAGTCATTAAGAGGTGAATACCTCTATCTGGTACAGACATATACTCAAGTTTATCATTGAATTTATAATCTTCACCTAATTTATCTTTTCTCCATTGGTCGTCCTGAGGAATATAAGCGTCATTATTTTCATCACCCATTTTTCCTAAGTCATGGTTTAAAGCTGAAAATACTAATTCTTCAAGAGTGTAAGTAGAAGTATCTACTCCCATTTCTTCCCATACATAATGTAATTTAAGTGCTCCTTGAACTACTCGGTTAACGTGTTCAACGTAACCACCTGGAAATGAGTTGTGGTATTCTTTTTTATGAGCTGCAGGCATCATCATAATGCGTTCAGCGTATTTCTCATAGAAAGCTAATAGTTGGTCTTTTCTATCTCCAGTAATATATACTTCAATATTACCTAAAAACTCTTCCCAGTTTTCTAAAATTTGTTCTGCTGTTAGTTTCATATTATTGATTATAAGTCATTGGTTCACTTTCAATATATAAACGAGCTTGATCTACTGCTTCTCGCATTTCATCAAGTACCTTCATATACTCTTCAATTGGTTGCCCCTGTTTGACAAAAAAATTTAATTTGTTAGTACTTGATTCAATCTTATTTAGTTGTCTAAGTACTCCGTCTCTGTTTTTCATAGTAATAATTTATTAACGTTATAACGTTTTTGTCATAACCCGTATCTATACTATACTATAAAGTTACTTTAGAGCCAAGTTACTTTTAAGAAAAGTTCACAGCAGTTTGAACTTTCTTTAAGGAAGCACATTTCTCATATTCTTCAATACTTTCAAAATACTTAAGAGCATTTCTTAAAGCAGTTCTAAAAGATTCATCTGAATAAAGTTTTAATGCTTCTAAATGTATTGAGTCTTCAAGGTCTAACTTAGTTAGATTATCATACGCTCTAGTATAAACCATATAACTACTAGCTCGTTCTATATCATCCATATCCAGGTCTTGATTAGACATTCTAAAAAACATAATTATCTGTTTAGTAAAAATCTCATAGTTAACTATAAGTTTTTTAAACATACCTATCCACATTATAGGACCATCTAGAACTACTTGTGTTGTTTCATTAACCTCATCTTCAGGTTTAAAATTCTCAAAAATTTTGTTTATATCCATATATATAAATATGTTTAAAGTGGGGAAATAACGGGGTTAAACGACTTATTGTGATTTTATATAGCAATATTGTATAGAATAAAGATAGCGGCTTAAAGCCGCTTTAACTTAGTTTTTTAGAAAACGCTGAGATTACACGTTTGGTGTTAGAACTTTAATCGGATTATTGTTTCCCTTTATATCCACAAGCTTTTGACCTGTACTCTAACAATGCCGGTTATTTAAGTGAACCACTCTTAAAGTCACTTGTTTGGACTACTCACCTCTTACTTATTCTACTCAACCCTGCCGAGCTGATTCACACTTGCGGTGTTATAGACCTTTCGGAGATATCAATTTAAACTTGCGGTCTAAACTGGCACCCGACAACCGGATACTATGTAGGCAATTTTCGTCCGTGACTGGTAAGCGCTTATGCTTAATTTTTTACTTAGAATTGTTCATTAAAAGTGAAGTCCTTAAGTTTTGACTTGTGGATTGTGAAAGTAGTGGCTTACCCTAAGCTAACTCATCTTTTGAACGAGTCAATACTCAACTACTCTCTGAAGTGTCCCCACCTCCATATTTTAAGATTCCTTCGTGAAACGAGTCTTGGTAGACTTGAATCAAGGTTAGTAACAGCACCACCTGTACTCTAACATACCTTTCGGTTTTAAGATCCCTCTTATATTGATACCCGCAATTATGAAGCTGGATGGCGACATTTCTTACTTGATATCTACGAGTTATTCTTATTGTTCTTCCGAACTCAACTAAACGACCCACATCGCTTAGTCACCCAACACATTTTCTCTACAGTGTTACCCTCGATACTAAAGGTCAAATGATATCTCGCTTGCCTACTCGAGTTCAAATTGCTTCGAACCGCAAACTACTTCAGTCAAGTAGCTCACTTTATCCTGGTTTCCCAGTTTATTTAACGACCATAGGCGGCCGATTATCATTTATCAACTTCAAACTAACCTTGGCGGCTCCGAAGAGCTTTGAGGGGCTAATTATTCATTGAATGGATAATAATATTTTCAAAGAACGTTTTGTTTTTCTTAATTTCTTATATTATTAATATAACATAAGATTTTTAAAGAGCCAAATTATTTTTTACTTTCCTTTAACCTCTTTTTTGTGCGCCTGATAGGAATCGAACCTATGACCTGCTGATTATGAGTCAGCTGCTCTAACCAATTGAGCTACAGGCGCTTATTAACATTGTTAATATAACATCTTTTTCTCAGAAGGCCAAACTTTATTTACAAAGAGCATCTGCTACATATGATGCAACCATAGCGTTCGGTTTACAACGAGGCGTATATCCCATCGCTTCAATATAACCTAATGCTGATCTAAGTACTTGATTTGATTTGTACTTTGGATCTGGGTTTAAGTCAATGTCTATGAAATTAGGTTTTCGAATACCATTACTAGTTAAGTACTCAGCTAATACAATTGAATATTCAACTTCATTCCATAAACGTGTGAACCTATCAGAAATACGAGACACAATGTCTTTAGCATAAAGAACGTGTCCTCCTTTTCCTGGGTTATGTAATACAATTACTACAGCGTAAGTTGTCTTATCTTTTCTGTTTTGAGAATCACTACCTATAAGGATAGATGTATTCTCATTTTTAGATAAGAAATCTTTAATGTATGGAACTAAATCAATGTCTTTTCTTGTTGAAAGACTTTTAAACTGTAAGTTCATAGAACCCTCCTTTTTAATTTGAGGCTAGAGTAGGATTCGAACCCACGTAACAGAGGTTGCAACTCTGTACTTAAAACCACTCAGACATCTAGCCAATTATTAGTACCCCGTAAGAGATTCGAACTCCTATTTCTTGATCCGTAGTCAAGTGTTCTATCCAGTTGAACTAACAGGGCGTTTATTATAAATAGTACCCCTAACAGGACTCGAACCTGTATTAAACGCTTAGAAGGCGCTTGTCCTATCCGTTGAACGATAGAGGCATAAAATGCGGAGAGCATTGGAGTCGAACCAAATCCGGTTTTACCCGAACATCTCGCTTAGCAGGCGGACCCTATCACCGTCAAGGATTACTCTCCAAATAAGTGTGTCGTACCAGATTCGAACTGGTGATGGCCTGTTTCACAGACAGGCGACTTAGACCGCTTGTCAAACGACACCATGTAATAGTACCGGGAGCGGGAGTCGAACCCGCACGGGTCTTACGACCCACTAGATTTTAAGTCTAGCATGACTACCAATTCCATCATCCCGGCAAATAGTACCCTAGGAGGGAGTCGAACCCTCACGCCCGTAGGCACTGGTTTCTAAGACCAGCGTGACTACCATTTCCACCACCAGGGCAAATAAGTCGAAACCGGGGGGTTCGAACCCCAACCTTCACAGTGACAGTGTGATATGCACGCCATTACACCACGGCTTCGATTTTTAAAAACAATAAGCAGAGGGAGTGAGATTCGAACTCACACCTCACCTCTCGGCGAGCGAACGGTTTTCAAGACCGTGTCAGGTACCCTGTATTCTCTCTGAGAACCCCTCTATAAAGTTGCCCTGAATGGAATCGAACCACTATCTCTAGAGTCAAAGTCTAGCGTATTAAGCCATTATACATGACAAGGCAATAAAAAAGAGCGGGTAGTCAGAATCGAACTGACATCTAAGGCTTGGAAGGCTATCATAATAACCATTATACTATACCCGCATATACCTGTCTCTCCAGATTTGTCACCTTATCCTGTATTATTTAATTTCGGACGTTTAAGGTCACACCGACGTACATTATACTTGCGGAGTCGGACGGACTCGAACCGCCAACGCGTAGACCTTCAACCTACCGCTCTACCAATTGAGCTACGACTCCATTTTTAGTACACCCTGTAGGGATCGAACCTACGACCTCTTGCATGTAAGGCAAGCGCTACTTCCAGCTGAGCTAAGAGTGCATATAGTACTTCTAACAAGACTCGAACTTGTAACCTTGACGATATAAGCGTCCTGCTCTCACCATTGAGCTATAGAAGCATTTTGTAGTGGACACGGTGGGACTCGAACCCAATCCTCCGCATTGCAAGTGCAGCGCTTTAGCCATTTAAGCTACCGGCCCATGTTGTCTAAGTGGCAGGATTCGAACCTGCGACATCCTGGTCCCAAACCAGGCGGGTATAACCATCTGCCCGACACCTAGATATAAAAGTATCCATAACGGGACTTGAACCTGTAACCTTCACATTATCAGTGTGATGCTCTAACCAATTGAGCTATATGGATATAAAAATTGAGCTCCATGTCGGACTCGAACCAACAACCCCCTGTTTACAAAACAGGAGCTCTAACCATTGAGCTAATGAAGCATAAATAGCACGCCTACCAAGATTCGAACTCGAAACAACGGTTTTGGAGACCGGTATGATACCATTTCACCATAGGCGTATAAAATTGATTTTTATATTGGATTCGAACCAATCCCCGCGGGCTTTCTGAGCCCACTGTGCTGCCGCTACACTAATAAAAAAACTGTTTTGTACTTTCTTCGGCAAAATACTTATACATTACAGATACCATAAATTACTTCTGATCCAATTGCCGTCAGATCATTTTCATTCCCAGTATTTGGTGCTCCCGGAGGGACTCGAACCCCCAACTTACTGGTTAAAAGCCAGTTACTCTGTCCAGTTGAGTTACGAAAGCATAAATAAGACAAAGTCAAAAACTCTCATTTAAGAGAAACCACCATCTGTCTTGGGCCCGGTTTTTGTTTTGTGGTGCCGGTAGGACTCGAACCTACGATGTTACTCTCCGAGACCTGATTTACAGTCAGGGCCAATCGCCGCTATGGTGACGACACCAAATAAAATAGTACTCGGTACGGGATTCGAACCCGTGTGCCAAGAATGAAAATCTTGTATCCTGGACCAACTAGATGAACCGAGCATAAATAAGAGGCGGCAATGAGACTCGAACTCATATCCGATCGGTTAACAGCCGATTGCTCCACCATTGAGCTATACCGCCAAAAAGTTCCATACGTCAAAGATCTATTTTGTTTCTTAGTAGTTGTTAATTACTTTAAAACTTTTTGAAAAAAAAACCTCAAACTTTTTTATTCGTTTGAGGTTCTTTTGATGTTGTAATATAATCACTCCATTCAACTAAACCTCATATTTGTTTCATCCCAATTAAAGCCTAATCCCTTCACATCCGCTATAATCAGCGACTGTGCCGTGCTCGGGCGATAATTGTTATGTCTTAAGGTCTGTTTCATTTTGTTTTTATATTTTATTTGTAGCGGGGGTCGGATTCGAACCGACGACCTCCTAGGTTATGAGCCTGGCGAGCTGGCCTCTGCTACTACCCCACAATATTAAACTTTTCTTTTTGTTCGTGCTAATTATTTATGATATTAATATAACATCCTTTATCTAAAAAGCCAAACTATTTTTAATTTCTTTTTTCCTTTTTTAACCCGGCTTTAAACCGCGTTTCTCATATACATATATATAGTCCTGAGAAAGTCGCTAAAGTGGTTTAAAACCGTTTAGAGTAATTAGTAGCCATGAGAGGATTCGAACCTCTACGATCAGCTTACGATTATCTGATCTCCCGCTTAATGCAAGCAGCTTCGGGGATGCGTCTATATCCATTGATCCGTCGATCATTCCGCCACATGACTATCTGGTTAAAGTCCCTCAATCAAAAAACACATACGTTGAATTGTTTCATTCTTTTTTATACGAATGTCCATTCGGTATGGTTCTTTGTCTAAAAGAAAATCCATATACTTTACTTGTTTAACAAAGTTTTTCAACTTATCAGGTGTTGTACCTTCAATTTCTCCGTCAAGAGGAACCTCAGCTACAAATGCTACAGTTTCAGTTTGTGGTTTTGGTTTACGACCTCGTTTTTTAGGTTCGTATGTGGTAGCAGTCATGTTGATTTTAAGATCAGTTTTTGGATCTTTCTTGGCTGTACCAGGTGGGCGACCACGTCTTTTTTTAATTTCTTCTGCCATAACCTTTATTGTGTTTTAATTTATATCTAAATATAACATCCCTATTTTGGGAAGCCAAACTTTAGGACATAATAAACATAAAAAATCCAAAAATGATACATGAAGCAATCAAATGTGAACCAAATTCATATACTTCTGTAGCGATATCAGTAATACCACCATTTTGATGAATTTTGTAGATTCGTGTTGCTGCTACGATCAAAATCATAATTGCGATTGCGTTTACCATATCTTTGTGTTTTTATTAATTATTATATCTAAATATAACATTAAAATTCCCAAAAGCCAAACAAAGGGTGTGAAAAAACACTAGAATGTTAAAAATCAACGAATTAGATAACTTCCGCTTCAGCTAAATCATCCACAACTACTATAGCATTATCCGTTTCAACTAATATTTTCTCGAACTGATCTGCGACACCCGCGTATCCTACTGTTTGATCTAATTTAGCTGCTTTAATTAATGCTGGAATTGAATCAACAGTATCAGCTATGTCTATTAGCTGTTGAGCATTCATTTTAACTTTTGGTTGGTATATTCCGTATTCTTGATTAGTGATAGATAAACCTTGTACAGCACCAGCAATTTTTCTTAATTCAGCAGGTGGGTTAGTAGTAAGGAAATATCTATCAAATCCCCATTCACCCATTACATCATCATTTGAAGCATCCTCTAAAGATAAAGGAACAATTGTATTTCCTATTTGACCTCCAAAAATAATATTTTTCCCATTAGCCATAGGAGCTAATTTTTTAATCCAAACTGCTCTAGATGCTTCATATAGAATAGAATCTGAGAATACTGTTTTATAGGCTTGAAGTAACATTTGATACATGATAGTACCTAAACCCATTCCTCTATAACCTTCATTAATATGGGTTAAGTGAATTTCGGCTCCAGTCATTTTAAACGGTTTACTTAAACCATTTGTAGCGCTTGTATTAATTATATCAACATCAATAAATCCGGCTAAATACCCGTTTAAATTATTGATAGCGCTATTAGTTTCAGCCTCAGTATTAATTAAGAAAAGATGACCATAATAAGAAGAAGGTACAATTAATTCAAAAGTCCCAGCTTTAGCTACTACACTTTTCTTTTTATTTACTTGTTTAAAAAAGTTAGGAACAACTTCTTCAATTGGTTTTTCCCATTCTTCCTCTGTGTCAAATACATCTTCAGGGAATCCAAATTCATCTAAAAAGAAATTAGCAGTATCCTCTTCAGGTATATCTAAAGGACCTGTTCTTAATTCTATCTCGTCTATTAAATCAATCAGTTTTATCATGAATATAAATATTAGTTAAAACAAAAAAGTGCCACACATGTGACACTCATTTTGAATATATTAATATATGATAGGTTCTCCAACTTGATGTAAGGCTCCTATTTCTCTTAATTTATCAAATGCTTTTAAAGATGATATTTTGAAAAATTCCCTTTCATTTCCATGGTCTGATGTTATTCGTTCACTAGCAAAATATTTATGCATTTGTTGTTCTATTTTATATGCTGATCCTTTACTAACAGGCAACGCGAATTTAGCTACCCATTCATTAACTGTGGAAGTGGCATTAATACTTTTGACTCTACCTTCAACTGTTTTCTCAGTCATTCCTATCTTAACTAAGTCAGGATAACCAGGATTAATTAATATGTATATATATTCTATGTTATCTTTAATTTTAGATTTAATATTGTTATTTTCTATTCCATAAAGGTAAAACCATTCTGTAGTGTCATCACTATATCTTGGTATTTCAATTACATATAAAGCAGAAAAATATTTTAAAATTTTATCTATTTGGATATGTCTGGCTTTAGATTTAAGTAAATCAAAATTAGATAACCATTCATGTGCTTTAGGATGATATGTAATATCATTATTAGATGATACTATAATAATATCACCTTTTTCTTCTAATTCTAGAGCATATTCTAATGTAATTTTATTTCTAAACATATTTTATATATCAATCATGACGTTAAAAAGATCTCACATCAAATATGTAAGAGATATAATCTAATTCCATTACTCTATCTGCGTCCTCCCAATCCAAAAGTACTTGAATTAATTCAACATTATCTTCAGCATCCTCAACATGCTCTAGTACTTCAGCTTTTCTCTCTTTTATATCATGTAGTTTCTCAGATAAACTAACAATAGAATCAATATTTTTATTCTTTACTTCTACTTCCAAGTCACGATAGAGACTTTCTTCTTCTTGGATAAAATAAGTGTTAACCCAGTTAATCGCTTTTTCTTTTTGTATCATCTTTTAATCCGTTTTCTGAAATGTCATCAAATATTTCTCCACCTTTAAACATTATAAGAGCTATTAAGAGTAAAGGTAATATAATAGGCCAAAATATAGCTGCAAACCATGCACTACCAACTGACACTGTTTTATTCCTATCAGTTTGATGATAGTTGTAAAAGGCAAAACCAAAGAATACAACTAATACTGAAATAATATATAGTAATATCATCGCACTGGGTAAATAGAGTCAGTAAAATTTTCTGTTGCCTCATCTACTGTGGCGATAGCGTTTTCAAATGCTTCTTGAAATTCCTCAGCGCTAGTTGGTTTAGCCAATACCACCATCCTAGCGATAGTGTTAACTTGTGATTTGTTGTATGTCTTCATTTTTATTGATCTTTATATTCATTAAAACCTATCAAAAAGGAACTAATAAATAATCCACAAGCGATACCTGCGAAATAAGAATGCCATGTTCCTGGTGTGATGAAACTAATACCAAGTACAATCCATCCTGCTACCAATAATTTTAAACTTAATTTTTTCATAACCTTTTATTTATTTAAATATAACATCTGTTTTCTATGAGGCCAAACCTTTACACTAAACCCTCTAAAATCATTTTAATATACTTTTCTGGTTCACCTCCCACAAACGGAGACAATTTATCGTCACGATCTCCGTACCCACACATGTAGATATTGATTAAATGTTTAATATCCATTACCTCAACTATTTCATAATGAAAATGACCTAATTTATTGAATTCATTATATGTACTATCTACCCAAGCAGGTAATTCATCCTCAACAGTATGCCAAGCAGTACCACGCCATTCCTCACTTCTGAAAGTATTATCCCAACCTCCACTTTGTGATAACATAGGACGTTCATATTTCTCCCTAACTAAAAAGTGAGATTTAAGTGGTTCATCATGACCAACTACTCTAAGGAATTGGCCTGGTTCTAAAAATATATTCATATTATTTCTTTTTATGTTCTTGTATCCACAGATTAAATTTGTTTTCTGTAGGAAAATTTAACTGACCTTTAACATAAGCAAGATAAGCAATATGTCTAAGTTCATCATAAGAATACATTCTTTCAGCTTGCCATTTAGCACCAAACACAACCCCCTCTCTCCATAGGGTATCACTTGTTTGATCGTGATAGCCATTCTCATTCATAGCTTCTTCAAGTGTATCTTGTGCCATATTATTTCTTTTTAAATTGTTCAAACCATTTATCAAGTGGTAATCTACTTCTTTCATCCGCATTAATTAAAGTATAAGCTGCAAATTTAGGTAGCATATCTAATACCTCTTCTTCAGTATACATTCTTTCTGCTTGCCATTTAGCACCTAATTTAATACCACCACTTGTAAACTTTACAGACATTTCATCATTAAAGTTTTTGGTTACTTCATTGATATATTCTTCAAGTGTTTCTTGTTTAGGTTCTTCTTGTGGAAAGATGATTTCATACGGATTTGTATTTATTCCATAAACCATAGAACTTGGTGTAAACGGCTGTTTAACTTCAACATACTGACAAGTAGGGTTCTTAACAAACCACTCCAAGAAATCATCATCAATAGCTTGAACACCGTCAGCAATTAAATCTGGGTCTGTTGTTAGGATGATTTTTTTGTAATTTTCTGCATCAATAATCCAATGTGTATAATTATCTTTGTTGAGTTTAACAATTTCTATATTTTTGTAATCACCTCCCCAACAAATTACCCAATCTCC